GATTGTTGTGGGGCTTCTTGCTTTATGACTGAATACGGGATATGCCCCGACTGCTTAGAGCATTGCGAATTTATAAGCGGAGAAGAATGATGTACAACCCATCTTCACTAAAGCACAAACGAATAACTATATTAATTTGGTTACTCGCTTTGTACCTTCTCTTTTATATTTACATAACCTTAAAACAATGATAACGAACTTCGAAAGGGAAACCCACGAACTAAACCACTACGAACTACATACGCTTCTGCCCATTGTCGTGCATGGTTTATCTACCAAATTAGGTAAAGGCAAAGCTATAACTAATAAGGATATTTGTAAAGCTCTGAAAGAAGGGGGGTGTAAAATAACCGACACCAGGCTAAGAAAGATTGTGCATCACATACGTACTAACCACCTTGTGCCTTTGCTTATAGCTACCTCTAAAGGCTACTATGTAGCCACTAATAAAGACGAAGTAGAAACCTACATACTTTCTTTATCTGAGCGCATCAACTCAATTAGTAGCGTTAAATCTGCTTTAATTAAACAACTATCTAATGTTAAAGATAATGTTGTATATTAGCCTTGTTGTTTATATTTGGTGACCGCCCCTCGCTTTTTCACATCCTTTTGGAAGCGGGGGGTTTTCTATTGCAAAAAACGTGAAAGGTAATGAAAGAACGTGAAACTTTTAAAAGGAAAGTTATAAAACCGTACCCTTCTTTGGCTTAGGTTTACCCAAAGGCATCAGCACGTTGATGGCTGTATGGCCTCCCAACACAACACCACATCCGATTGCTTGTTTCTTGAAGTTCTTTGCGTATGCTGCTGCATAAGTAGAAGCATCAACACCGCATCCAACCTGCATCCCGAACACTCGATATTTCTTACCTACTAACCATTCCACATACGCTTGTGTGTGGGTATGACCGCAAACGCTTGACATCATATTATTTTTGGCTTTAGTCTTAGCCTGACCCCCTTCCCCGTGTTCATAAAGTACATCGTCATAAACGATACTTTCAACCCAGTTCCACTTCGTTCCTAAGACCTCATTATAATCTTTGATCCATTCGCGTGGGATAGATGAACTAAACGCCTTACGCATTATGATGCGGTCATGGTTACCTATCAGGACATCAGCCTTTGGAAAAGCCTCAGCCCATTTAGCAACCTTCTTTACGGCTAACTTTAACTCATCACCTCCACCCATCCCGTTCGGGTCTGCTTCGTGGTAGCTGCTATAATGATTGTCTATAATATCCCCGATGAAGATAACCTGGTTACAATTCCACTTCGCATAAGTGTCTTGGCAAAACTCCAAGTATCCCTTCAAACAAAACGGCTCGTGCAAATCACCAACGACAAGAATACGCCTTTCCTTTTTGGTCAGGTGTTGGAACGCTTTTAGCTTGTTCCCTTTTAGTCTTGGTCTAACGTCTTTCAAAAAAAGATAAGCATAGTGGAACAATACCCACGACACACAACACCACCCCCTTCCATTCTATCTCCCCGTCCATTGACGTTAGTGCATAGGCTACGATTAAACCTCCGATGGTTCTTTTAGCTGACCACTTCCTGAGCTTTCCTTTATCACGAAACACTTCCGTGAAGTCCAACTTCGATAAAAGTGCTAAGACCGTTTTCATCGGTTTCTTCCAAGAATAACAGCATTGAGTATTCGTCTAACAATATCCAGTAGTTTATCATCCTTCGTTGTTTCCGTTAATGCCGTGTACGTTCCTAAAAATGTAATCGCTGCGAGTAGTAATTCTACCCAGTTAGTTGTAAAAAATTCCATTATCTATTTATTAAATCGCCAAACTTGTCACGCATATTAAACGCAGGACAATCTTTGGCTTTGTTATGGTCGTTATGACCGCTTAATTTTAACTCTCCAAACATCACTTCCAACATTTCAAAGAGATTCCTAAACGAAGATTCTTGTTCTTTCGTCATAGTGTCTTTTGATACTATCGTGGTTTTTGACTTGGGTTTTTCTTTATCTAAAGATTTCTTAACTTTTTTTGCTACCCCTCCGCAATATGCCACACCAACACTTCCGTAATTGTTTCCCCAAGTATGCGCCCCGACTTTTCCGATATGTCTTCCACGCTCTATTGTGCCGTCTTGATGAATTATAAAATGGTATCCAATGTCTGCCCAATTACGAGGTTCAGAGGTATGCCATTTGCGTATCTCTTTAACCGTTAAAACCCTATCGGCAGGGGTAGCGGTACAATGTAAAATTACTGATTTTATCTCTCTCATTTTCTATTTTTTCGGTGAGTAATAATGCCCTCTATATTAAGCCATATCAAAGTGATACCACCTATTGCACCAATCACTAAAGTTAAATTCTCGCTAATCATTCCGTAAACCCATCCAGACCATAAAAAGTTTATACTTAAAAGTTTTCCGTTTTCCATTATGCATCTACCATTACGTATGAAAAATATACATCCATAGTCCACCCTCCGTTGAAAACACCTGAACACCAAATCTGAAAGGGTTTGTTAGTAATTGTAAAAGTCATTTTTTCGCTATTCCCTGCTGAATTATTAGCACCGAAACAAGCAGTAATCGTTCCACTCGACACCCCATTCATCCAGTCACGCGATTCACCCCAACGGTCATTTGTTGTAGAAGATGCGGCATCCCACCCCATTCGTAAATCATCGGATGAACTTTCGTTAGACCCTGCATGTGTCGCTACGCAAATAACTGAAATAGGCATGACAATCTTTGACGCTTCCGCAGCCTTTAAAGTTATGGGCGTATCGTCATATTTCATATCTAATACATCAGCATTACTTATAGAAACTTTAACCGTTGTCGTTCCCCCACTACCTGCCGTTAGGTTTGCTACCGTTATCTTCTTTGTTTCCGCAGTTCCCGACACATCCACAATCGCCAGTACATCGTCTGATGCTGCGCTTGTTAAAGCTGTGAGTTCCGTTATTTTCTTGTTTGCCATCTATAAACTTTTTTAGTTTTTCCTCGTTTTGTAAACTTGGTGCATATCGTTTTCTATTTACCATTTTATTCCTGCACCTGATAAGAACGCTTCGTATCTTAAATCTAAACCTCCATAGTCTAAATTCATTCCCTGCGTATAGTTGTTTTGTGTAGGGTTTAAATCTGCCCCCGTATTCGTGTTGTATTCAGGAAACAAAGTCGAGTTATTGCATATGTAATCTATCAACCTTTCACGGTAGAAAGTAGCCATATCTAACGCTTGATCCATTAACGGCTTTAAATCGTCATAGGTAGCAGCAGAGCTTTGTTCTGAGTTCATAACCACAACCGCATTATTAACGAATCTAAGACGCAGGAAAGGCACTAACTGAACGAAGGAATACTGAACCGTGCTTGGTATAATATAATCGTTTAAAAGCGTTTCATAATCCCCCGTTACCGTTCCTGCATCTATGTCGGCAGAAATTTTATCGTATAACTTCGTTCCCAGTACGGGAAGTATCCAACGTTGTTGCGCCATATAAACATACGGGCGTATTAAATCATCATCTACGCTACCACCTATTGCGGTGTCGCGCTTTAATCTATTTGCTGAAACGAAAAGTGCTTGGCTCATTTGTATTCTTCTATTAGTTTAGGGTTTACGAATCCCTTATCTTTCCACGTTCTTGGGGCTTGTGCTACCCTTGTGTCGTTAATTTCTAAATCCGTTCCACTATTAGTCCTGATAATCCTTTTAGCTTCGTTTACGGTAATTCTTTTATTGTTCTTCTTCAAATACGTTTGACGTTCCCACCAATGACGGCATAACGCACCACCTTTAAAAAGCCATATAGAGTATTTGTTAGCACCGTATTCACCCCAACCAGGATTCACCGCCCTATCCCCTGCAAACATAATGTCCTCCTTTCGATAGACCTTACCTGCTGCCATCATCTTATCGCAGAACTCCCTTGACTTCCCGATGTTTTTAAAGTTACCCTGCTTATAAACGTAACGCACTTTTATTAGTTCGGTATCTTGACCGTGTTTTGGGTGGTCGCTTTTTGAGGTAGGTTGTGAACTGGGAACGGTTGCAAAAGTCCACATAGCATCTAACTTTTCTTCCTCATCGTAATCTACTTTCCTTGAATCAATTAAAGCGTAATCACTAAGCAAGTCCTTTTGTTCTTCACCTAATTCTATCAACTCTTTTGCTACCTTTAATTGCATCTTTTTCGGTAGCTTGGAAAACTTTGACGCTTCGACTTTCTCGATAGCATCTTGCCCCTCAGTAAATAACGCTTCCGCTACCGATGGTTCGAATTGTAACATCTGAATAAGGAACACTATCGCTTGTTCAGGGGTTAATAAACCTTCACCTACTTTAACGATAATATCCAATGCGGAAGAAATTTGTGCGCCATTGTAAGACGCTTCGTTATCGGCTGATATTACTGGCATCCCTTCTTCTATTGGTTCATCTACTACCACTTCACCTTCTTCTTGTGGGTTTTCTATCCCCTCTTTTTCTTGTTCCCCTTCGTCTAAAGTTTCTATAACGTCAAGGTCTAAGAAGTCGGCAGGTTTTGCAGTAATAAAGTAAATATCTAACTCAATGTCGTTAATAGCAAACAAGCCCCCCATTGCCTTTAAAAGAATATCCTGGAAGGGTGCTATCACCGTGTTGTTAAATAGGCTGTATGAATCTCTTAACTCGTCTGCGTTATTACCAAAGCCTCCACCCTCAGACCTAACCCCAAACATCAACGGACTAACGACACGATGTGAAGTAAGTATCTTTTCGCTTACCGTTTTAGAAAGGAACTCGTACATAGTATCTGCCCCGTTGGTTTCGATAGGTGTAAACTCAGGTGCGGTTTCATCACCGTCATTAAACGTAATTAGAATACGCCCTGAATTATCTGCACCCGTAAACTTCTCTATAACCTTACGTTCTATTTGTATTCTTTCTTGTTCCGTTGGCACTCCATTTTTAAAGCTCAATAGCATAGAAGGAAAGAACCCCCTGCGGATATTGTTCAAATGGAAAGTTGAAACCTCACGATCCAACTCAATGTAATTTGTTCCCCCTACATAATCAGGTACGGCATAGTAATGTTGTGCGACTGAGTAGCGTTTGATTTGATAGCACGTAGAAGCCTCTGTTCTATCTTCCATAGAGAAGGCGTTTAAAGGACGTTCTTGCTCTCTGCTATCGTTCCAGTCGTATTTGTAATAATAATGGCTTACGTACCCATCAGAATCAGCGACACCGCTACGCATCGTGTGAACGGGTAAGTGCTTTATCGCACCTATGCGAGTTCTTGCCCGATTCCAAATAACATTCAAGTAAACCATACCGTATAACTTAATGTCAAAAGCTATCTTCTGAAGCAGTCCATCATCGCTATTGTTAAGTAGTTCTTGAAGACGAATCCATTGTTCCTTCTTTTGGTCGTTATCTTCCCTATCGGTAGCGTCTAAACCACCTCCGTAAATCATATCAGCAACACCGTTTACGATTGCACCGTGAGTACTGGATGAAAGGAATAGATCCCGTAAGTAATCACCGTATAAATTATCTATGCCATAATCAACCCATTCTTGTCCTTGCTTTTCAGCGAACAACGGTATCTCGGTTGAGCCGTAATTTAATACGGAAAAGTTTTGTTTCTTCATTTTGAGTAAACGTATTGTGTTAAGGCAGGGTTGTATTCTTTGAAGCCGTCAGTAAGTTCTTGCATATTACCACTAAAATCACGAACGAAGGCAAAGCCCTTCTCTAAAAGTCCAGTAGCTAATGTCGGGTCTAAGTTCGTAGAGCTTGTTTGCTCGTAGATTCTAAACTCATAAAACCCCATAGGGTAGGTATCAAACCCACCAACGGAATCATAGAAAGAAATAATCCCACTTGCAGGGGTAGGTGTTGCGTCTTTGCTTATTACCGTGAAATTCAATTTAGTATAACGTCCATTATTGGGTACTACCGAAGATGGAAGGAAGTATATGCTATTCTTCGAAGCCATAGAAGTTAATTCTACTAAGTAATACACACTCGCTTGTGGAATAGTTTGAACGTCTGCGGCGGTAACGTAGATGCTTTGGGCATCGTATGTCCCTAAAAGTTTTACTGATACGTTTGCTACTGAACCAACAAAGTCAGATTGCGCTTGTATGTATAAATTTGTTGAAGATGAAGATAATCCACTAAAGTTATACGTTCCACTTGATGTTATCGTAATCGTTTGAGAGGGTGTCCCTGTATAGACGTACAAAGTCCCCGCAGTTCTAATAACGTTTATGGTAGTTTTGTATGAGTTACTTATTGTATAAACAGCTTGGTAAAGGTTACTATTTGCAACTTGCGTTCCGTCACATACCGCTTTTAAATCACCTATTGACCACCCCGTTCCAAGCGTCCAATCTTCACCGAGTTCTTGAACTACGATGTTTGTGATTGTAGAAGGACTGGGAGATGTAGTTGCTTCAACGGAAAAAGTTGAAATTTTCGCTTGTAAATAAGTTGTACTTGTGCCGTCTGCAATTAACCTACTTGACGCATCGCCATAAAAACTACTGGAATCAAAATATATTCCTCCTACACCTGATTTAGTGACGGTAATTTTATAATATGAATTTGGTGTCAATCCACTCGCTTGTGATAAAGCCGCATTTGTGCCGTCTGAGATAGCTGTATCTTCTCCAATACTCCACCCAGTTCCAAGTGTCCATCCCTCTCCGAGTTCTTTGATGGATAGAGTATAGTCAGTCGTAAAAGTATTTGTACCATTAAAATCTATTCCATTATACCCTGAACCAGCTATTAGATAAGTTGTTAATGGTAAAGAAATATCATGATTTAATACAAGTCTTACTCCGTTTTGAAACAAATCAAAGTCTGAAACTCCAGTAGTAGAAGATGGGGTATAAACTACTTTGTATGATTTTCCCTCAGTTAAATTATCAAATGAAACTCTTGGTCGTGAATCATTTGTATCACCTATTGCAACGCTTCGATAATCTATACCACCCAATGAAGTGCTTATACTTCCATCCAAATTAGCAAAAGAAATATTACCTAATGAAAATGTAGCTAACTCACTTCCCGTATCCGTAAAGTTTGGATTGCTTACAAGGTTGGTAGCTTCCTTAACTGAAATATTTTCAAGGTACATATCACAAGCACCATCTCTTTCTATTATTAATTGAGTATTTTCAACAGCTACATAAAAAAAAGAAAAACTACCATTAGCAGAAGCAGTTTGAAAAGGAGATTCAGCAGTCGGTCTTACTCTTATTGTTCCTAAACTCCATCCAGTAATATCAAAAGTAATTACATATGATTTTCCTATTTCAAATACTGAACTCTGATAAGCAAATTCATATGTTCCATCTGATACACAATGCAGCTTGTTATTTGCTATTGAAAATGCTGTCGATAAACTCCAATTTACATTTGGCGTTGGAAAGTTTCCATCAGTCACAAGCTCACTACCTAATGGAACAGCACTAAAATCTCCATTCTGCACCAATTCAGGACCCGTAGAAGTTTCGTTAGATGTAGATAGAATTTGTAGCATCAATGGTAAGAATAGAAAGTGTAAATCCGTTTATAATAAAAAAGGGAGGACGGCTTGTGCCACCCTCCCAGTTTCGTTTCGTTACGTTAGCTTTTAGGCTGCCGTAATAGCAATATCTGCACCATCAGTCAAACCATCGAAAGGATAGTTTGTACCACCTAACGTTGGTGTAGGTAGTATGTACAACGGTGCTTGTTCCTTAGCTGTGAAACTTAACGTCAAACCATTCATATCAGAACGATTTGTTCCCGTAGCGATAGAATCACCACCCGTTAAATAACAACCGTCAGTTATACCCATCAAGTACACATTGTCATTTGAATCTTGCACAAAGATTTGCGCACGGTTCTTAGAAATTAGTCCGAGTTGGAATAAATCAGCAGCTACAACTTTATGTAGAACTACGTCTAAAGTCTGATTCCACATAACTGATCCCGTAGCTTTATCCGCTTCAACAGCAGATTTAAAAGTTGATAGGTCAGTTACTAAATCATACTTATACACTTGCACTTTACCAACCGTTGGTGAACCATAAATATCCCAATCAGCAAAGTCTGCGTCAGTTATAGTATATGAATCAGCGGTAACCGTTGCCGAAGCAAGTATGTTAGCAGAATAAGAGCTACAAAAATAAATAGCTTTTAAGCCACCAATAGCGTCACGGCAATCTATACCCCGTGCGGCAGTTATTTTACAAGCCATTTTATTTAAGTATTAAGTAAAGTTGAATCCTACAACCCCGTCACCTGCAACACCAGTTTGAACTCCAACAGCGAAACGCATAGAAGCGCGAACGTTGTCCGAACCATCATACATGTATGTTGGGATTAGTTGTGCAGCGATGTCAGCCGTGTAGCTGTTTGCACCTACCACCAAGTTGTCAGGGTAAGTGAATACCATAACATCAACCGCGTTAGGTATTCCCGAAGTTGGGTAAACTGGGTAACCTAAGTAAGTTGCACCCTCCATAGACTGATTAAAACCAGGTCCAGTGTTTTGCTCTGCCATAGCTTGTAAGAAAAAAGCGTATGCTTCGTAAGATAAGAAGAACCCACAACCTGGCTTTTGTAAAATACCTGGTACAGCTTGTGCTGCATCAAATACACCACTCATATGACCTAAGATAGTTGCGTTAGTCCAAGCTGCTGCTGCTGTGTCGTGCTCAATAAAGTCTGCACAAGCAGAAGCGTCTATACCTGCTTCGTCAATAGTTCCATCGTTAGAAAGGAAACCAACTCCAAAAGGTGCAGCACCCGTCCAAAGTAGAGATTCTAAGTTTGTACCAGTTTTTTCAGCAACCGCGCCTAATAGAAAATCAGACCACGCTACGGGTAGTTGTCCGTTACGTTCCATTCTTCCGTTAGCAGCAATCCATGTAGGATACATAGTACCTCTGCAAATTTCTTCCATAACGGCTAAATCCGCAGGGTCTAAAACTTGTTCAGTTAATACAAGTGCCGAGTTATCAGCAAAGTCGCAATTTGCAGCAACGATTGTATCGGTACTAAAACCAAGTCCGCTAATAACGGTCTTACCTACGATACCTTCTAAAAAGCGGCAACGCCCTTTAGCGATTGTTTCTGCACCGAGAAGTGCAGCAGTTACATAAGGAAGGGCTAACTCCCCTGCATAAGTATTGACGGTTGCGTCAATATCGAAGTTATACTTCTTGTTTAATGATAAATTCATCGATGAGAATTTTGAATAATATGTAGCGCACGGTCCACACCTGATAATTTAGTTAAGTCTTTCTGCGTGTGCTTTGCCGAAAGGTTAGTTGGTGAAACATTAACGCCTGATTCCGCAGGTACGTTTTCTAATGCTTCAAGTCTTTTGCTTATTGATGCAAACGCTTCTTCTAAAAGTTCGCTTAAATCTTCTTTAGATGCTTCCACTTCCACCTCTACTTCGGGTGTATAGATGTCAGAAACAACTTGTGCGATTGCATCCCTTACCGATTCGTCAAGGTCAGGGAAACGGTCAGCAAGTACATCACGCACTTTATCGTAATCCATATCTTCACGAACGTCTTCCTTTTCATCGTCTATTCCATCGCGGTAGCCTTCTTCTTCTGCTTCGGGGATTGTTTCCAATTCTACCTCCACTTCAATTTCTTCTTCTTCTACCTCGAAAGATTCCATACGAGAATCTTCGTTTACGATAACCTTACGGCCATCTTCTAAAGTGTAAGTTCCTGCATCAAGAACAACGGTACTTCCACCGTCATCAATTACACGAACATCTACGCCAGGCTCAAAGGCATCGGCTTCGGTTACAAGTACACGCCCATCGTCAATCTTGACTTCGGCGTAGAGATTGGTTTTTGGTAATCCCATAATCTCACGGATTTTTTGAATTGTATTCATTTTAAGTATAGCTTTACAAGGTTAAAAACAGTTATTTCAATTACGTTTATTTTATCCATATTTAGCACGTATCGTTCCGCATACCTTCTCCGCTATTTCTTTAGATCCATACTCCGCAGTTTGTTCCCTTACACAAGTATCCCAGTCGTAAGATTCTAAGCGATAGTTAGCGGTGTAGAGAGTTTGACCGTTTAACTTAACTTCTTCAAACCCCGATACATCGTGGAACATCTGACCCCATAATTCAGCCGTTCTTTTGCTATCGAATAGGGGTTTGTCATTAAGGAAAGAACTGGGCTTAAGCTCGTCTAAAATGATGGCTTTTAGCTTCTCTAAAATTTCTTTATCTTCAGGGCAGTTTTTACATAACTTTCCTTTCATCATCTCAACGAGCCTATCAGTAAAAAATCCTTCCACCGAGAAACCACGAACGTCCTTTGCTTTTACCTTTTCCCAAATATCTGCATTGTTTACTTTTACGGATAGCATCCACGTACCAATAGGAAGTTCAAAGCCGTACAAAGCAGCCTTATCTTTCTTCTTGTCTTCTATCAACCACGATTCCACTACGGTTACCCCGTCTATCTTAGATTGGTGTTCTAAGGTGCTTTCGTTAGTTCGTGCTTCTTGCATAAATAACTCCATCGCATGACGTACCGTTTCCTTTGAAAAAAACACATCGTATTCTTCATCGTCTTCGTCTAACCGCATAATCAATTTATCAGGTATCAATGCAGGACCAATAAGCATCCGTTTCTCATCATCGGTAGCAAACTGCATCTTCTTGTCTTGGGTTGCACTTAGGTACACCCAATTTTGTTCTATGGCAGGAAACCTTACAAGGCTTACGGCTTCGATTCCAGTAAGCTCGTCTTCGTCAATTAACAACTCTACTTGTTTTCTCATAATGGTAAAAATGTAAATTCTATTTGCGTTTATTTATAAAGATGCCATAGCCTTTAACTGAGCAACTAAAGCACTTTCGTCAGCTAATTCACTTTGTACTACAAAGGCTTTAACGGGCGCAACGGGTTCTTGAATTTGGGTTACCCCTTCTATGTTGGGTGTTAATCCTAATTGCATCCCTGCACTACTACCTCCTGCCGATGATGTACCAATCGAACCCGAAGATGCCCCTGCTTGATTCATTACGCCCTTAATTGAAGCGAAAGAACTTAATACCATACCTATCATAGTTGCAGTAAAACCTGGTGCAGTAAACGCCGCTAATGGTCCAGTTCCCGTAGCGGATTGCATAGCACCTCGATAAGCCTCTGCCATCGCGATACCTTGATTAACTAAGATTTGTGATATGGCTAACTTCTTTTGTCCTTCTTCGGTTTTTGCCATAGACTGCAAAGCCTGAAACCCTGCCGCTACTATCCCCAATCTTGCAGCCCGTACCGCTTGTGCAGTAGCTTCTGCGGTGGCTACTTCTTCTGCGTTATATTTATCCGTTATGGCTTGTCGTTCTTTATCTAATTTTTCATACAATTTATTTGCGTCTTCCCCTGCGGTAAGATTTGCCATAAGTAAGGCTGCCGCTTTTTTATCAAATGCTTCTATTTCTAATTCTTCTTCAGTCTTTAAATAATCCCTTAAAGATTGTTCCGCGTTAAATTGATGTCCTTCTTTTTCAGCACGTATTTTTGCTTCAATTTCTGCGGTTGCTTTTAAAGCATCTTGTTTCTCTTTTTCTGCTTCAATAACTGCATCAGCTTCCGCTTGGGCTGCGGCAGCCGATTGTTGGCGTATGATGTTTAACTTGTTATTTAAAGTCGTTTGCATTTCAGCCGATTCTGTCCTGATATTTATTAGGGTTACTTCTAATGCCGCAAGATTGTCTAAGTCTTCTTCGCTTGTATCGCTTTGCGCTGCCCTTTCTAAAGCTATGTCGTATTCTTCTTGCGCGTTTCTTTGACGCTCTGCCATTAACTCCCTTTCAATATCTATCGCTTTTTGTGCCGCTTCCAGTCTATCTTTCAAAGACCTTGTAACATCTTCCGCAACCATATTGTATTCTTTGATTTGCGCCCTCCCTTCGGCAAAAGCTACCGTCATATCCCGTTGGGTATTCCGTAATGCTTGTGACCTTTTCTCTAACTCTATTGCCTTATCTATTACGTCCTGCATAGAACCAGGCAACTTTTTTATTTCTTCATTGAAAGCAACTGCTGCCGCCTTATGGCCAACGGTAAAGAGATTCTTTAAATACCCCCCTGCCGCAGCAAAATATCCCGTTACACGTTCCACTACTGCACCCATAGCAGCCATCGCTACCTTTAATTGATTAGCACCCTTCCGTGAAGAAGTGAAATAAGCTACCAATGAAACTACTGCAACAACTAATGCCCCAATTCCCGTAGAAATTATTGCGGTTTTTAGTGTTTTCATTCCTATAACGGCTTTCTTTACTCCACTGATAATTCCCTTAAAGGCAGAAACCGCCCCCCCAGTCATTTTATCAAGCGCACCCGTTGCCATATCTATATTGCCCCCTAAACCTTTAGTCGCGGAATCAACTTTGTTTACTTCTTTAGTGGCGGCATCTGCCCCTTTTATCGTTATTCCTACTTCTATTTTCTCAGCCATTGTTTCTTGCTTTTATTCCTTGTCTAACCTTCTTAAAAAAACCACGTAATCCCGTGTACTGATAATACCCGTAAAGGATTAAAGAATAGTTATCTACTATTACTTCCTTTTCTTGTGCGAGTTTTAAAGTGTAGGGCATCGACTTCCCTACGTTGTCTATGTATTGTTTCATTCTTGTTCTAAATAGTACCCGTTTTCGGTAATTAAATAATTATAGTCTTCGGTTAAAATCAAATTGTCTAAGCTCTTAGTAAACGCGAAATCCATATACGTTACCTCGCAGTCTAAGTGCCATGCTACAAGCGAATTAGCAGGACCAGTACACTCGATGTTTACACCTCTATTCCCTGCAAAACCCCCTTTACCTGCTGCCCCGACAATATCTAACGTTCGTGTTCCTGCATCTGCATCAGCTTCTTGGAAGTCGGTTTGTTCAGACCCCCCCACAACGGTAATCGTTCCCCCTACATTCTTAACTAAAAAAGTCCACACCTGGAAAGCAGAAGAACCAAACGATCCTGAACCACCCGTGAGTACATGAGTTTGAACGCTTAAAGCCCTAACGATAAAACGTGCCATAGTATCCAACGGAATTTGCAGCCCTGACTTTTCCCCTTCTATTCCATTTGGGGTTGCGATGGTTGAAGTAGTTGATTTACTTGTGGCATAATAAACGAAAGTTTTATTTACCGAGTTGGCTATACTTTCTACGTTTTGACCTCGTGTAGAATGTTCGCCAAGTACGGGGTTGATATTACCCACTCCACCTCTTTTACGAGTATGAAATCCCCCTACACCTTTCAAATCATCTATACCTCCTATTGTATCGTCCGTAGGAACACCGTGTGGATTCCAACCACCAAGTCCAGTAGTAGGGTCACCGCTTCCTCCACCACCGCCTCCGTAGTTCCAATAGCACTCCGTTCCATCCCAAAAGTAATTGTATTCGGTGCAGCATATTTCACTCGTTACGGTTGCCCCCGTAACATCATTTTGAAATTGTACTATTCCGCTTTCAAATAAAGCAACGGGGGATGCTTCGCAGTCAGCCCCTACATCGGTAATTTGTAAAGCACCAACATTAAATATCTTCTTTAATAGTTGAACTTTAGTTGGGATGTTTGCGTTAGGTTGGTAGTTATCTATGTTTAAAACACGATATGCAGTATCTTCTATTACTATTTCATCGTTAAATTGAAAGTTATGAATATCGGCTGCGGTAAGGTATAAAGAGCAGTTAAGCACTCGTGCGTTAGAATCATAAAAGGACATAAGAAACTGCTGCCAGTACCGCTTAAAATACCCCTCAGAGCTTGGAGTAGTTCCATAGACAACACCACCCCACGAGTTCGGGGTTTGAAACTGCCAATATAACATCGGAGAATCTTCTGCCATTTGTCCTCCTGCGTTATAGTAAGGTAAACAAAGGGGGTAATTATTCGACTGAGTTAACCCCACATAGATTCTATCGTCTGATTGTAGATATTCTAACCCGTTATGATAAAAGAGTTTTGGTTTACAACTTGCTAAAGGACCAGTAGTGCCAAAGGCATAACCCTGATGGATTACTAAATTAGGGGCATCGGAAGTTGAACTATTATCTTGTCTTGGAACGGGATTAACATGGAAGGGTGAGAAGATAGATTTGTTCTCTAAATTACCCGTTAAAAAATCCCCGTTTATCTTTTGAGTATAGTTTCCAAATACTTCCCCGTAGGTGTTTTGGTTAGCAACGTTTCTATTGTCTTCGTCTTCTAAGTCAGAAAACTTTATAAATTGTTTTTTGAATTTAGTGGTAGGTGAGATAGTACGTTCTTGTGATAAGTCTAACTTCTGCGTCCAATCTTTCCTTGTGCCTGAATCTATGTAATCCTGATAGGGCATAATTGTTAGATTCCGACTATTGCTTTCTTCAGCTACCACAACTAAATTAAACCTTTGTAGAATATCCGTTATAAAATCGGTTTGAGAAACATCGGGTAGGTTAGCAGGTGTATCACAAACCCCTGCGATTGACGTAGAAACAATCGTACAAAATGTTCCTGCGGCTAAAAGGTCAACACTAAACCCTACTGAAGTATATGCTAACATTTTAACGGTTAGTGTTTCCCCTTCTATCCCTTGCACGTCAAAGATTAAGGTGTGACTTGAAACAATCGCAGCACCTCCATCATTACCTACCAAATCAATAGTAGGGGATAAAGTATTAGTTCCAAAAGATCCCTCTACCATCATTTGCACCGTTGCCCCATTAGTCAAAGAAGCAGGACCAGTATCAAAAGTTGCGTTTATAACTCCGTTATAAGCACCCGTATAAGGAAAAATATATTCACCTGCTACATTCCAATCGTCATTTGAATCATAAAATAAAGGGGGGTTATTTGACGCCCCTGCACCCGACTGGGTGGGGAATAGAATTGGTTGCCAGGAGTTAATCGGTGAACCTAAAGCACCCCATGTAAGTATGTTTGTAGATGCGGTATTACCTACTTGGCTTTGGTGTAGGGTAGTCGTTGCCATACTTTCCCTATCCGTTCCTAAAGTCATATATGCCTTAGAAAAAGCATCGCTTGTAATAAAGGAATTTGATGCAACGGTAAACCCTGCTTCGTTTATTACCTTCTCAAATAATGCTCGTAATTGAATAGCAGGTTTAAAGTCCTGAGCTTGTAAAAAATATGGTTCGGCTAACCCTTGATTTAAAAAGCCGTTATTTTCTAACCACAAAAAATTGTAATCACCAACAAACCCATAGTCGATAAGTGGGAAGATTATAATACCGTTTCCAATTCCCCCTTGTGTTACGTCATTTGTTAAAGTCCATGAATCTATTATGTTTGCCTCGTTTATATTTACGTTATAAGTGGTAACATAAGAATCCCCATATTTAAAAGCATCAATAAGTTTCTTTTCTTTTATAGCTTGGAAAAGGTTTGCTTCGTTTCCGTACACCGCTATCTTATAAACCCTTTGCTCTAACGAACAGCTAATGAGTTGAAACATCCCCGAAATAACTGGTATGCCATCAACGTGAATACCGCATAAAGTTTTTAGGTCAGCGTCAAAAGCTGAAGATGCACTTACTCCTAAATTAATATCGGTTTCAACATTGATATTATAGAACTGACGAAAGAACTTATTGTTAGTAGAAGTAAAAGGGAGGTTAAAGGTTTGAGAATATGGGCTGTTTCTGCCAACTAAATCCCCTGCCGTTCCTATCTCATAATTTAAAGAGATAGCACCTGCTTCTTCAATATCTAAAAGTTGTTGCTTTTCATATCTTTGGTCGTAGGCAAATAGTTCAATCATCGTACCGTAGGTCTTTGTTTACCATATTCAAACTTTACTTGGTAGGTAAAAGCACCCCCTTCGTTTAAGTTGTTTTTACGTATCCAATTTTTATCCGTTAAAAGTATCGGAATAGCAGAGCCGTCATAGTTCAGTAGTTGCACTTTTGGAGATAGCCAAAGGTTCTCTAAAAAAGCAACTTCGTCTTCGTTATACAAATCGGTATTAGCTACCATCGTTTGACGTGCTTGTATCTGAGTAGTGGTCACCCCACCCTCATCACCACGATAAGCAAATTGTACGCTTGTATTAGCCGTATCCCAATTCCCTGCCACTTGGTCAAAGGTCTTGCGTTCTATATTGCTTGTGGTTCTTTGATGCTTTAAAGCGAACGCTTGGTAATCCCACGCCCCCAAAGAGTTTTGCCATGCTAAAGTTACGTAGTTGTATTTGTTCGTTCCGTTTAGGTTTCTATAAATACATGAAGCAGATTTTACCGTAAAGCGATAGCATAGCGAAGCCATGTTACCAGTCGTTCCATTTGCAGGAACGGTGGCACTATCGTCCATAAAAAACACTTCGTAGTACGCTACGGTTCCTGCGTTAAAGTGTGTAGCAAATCCTGCATCTATTGTTTGAGCAGTTAAGTTTCTTGTTCCTATACCTACGTATTGCAACCTTTCAAAGTCTTGGTCAGAATTGGCAGGGGTAGTTCCCCCGTCTGTTCCTGCGGTAAACCAATTTGCATCGAGTTGTGAATCGCTTGAATCAAATAACGCTACATAAAAACTAACTGCATCCGAAGCGACTGGGGAAGTATCGTCCATAAGAACCCCTAAAGTGCGCCACTCAAAATTCGTTACATCTTGGTTTATCACACTTACGTTAGAAGCTAAGGTTGAGGTATATTCGGTAGTGGTTTGTCTATCGCTTAAAACCTTTTTAGTAGAATCGTTAGGGCAAAAGTCTAAAAGGTAATTATTTCCTGCGGAAACATAGTTACCACCTTCATCCCAAGTAGGTAGCATTTGCATCCCTGCACTCATTACACAACTAACATAGTTGTCGATAACTCCAGGCATATCAAGATATTCAGTTGGTGCGGTAGTGGCAGTAGTAGAATATTCTTGTCCGAAGTTTACTTTAATCTTTCGGTAATTTGTACCGTCATTATTTACCCAAATTTTAGTTGTTGAGTTAGAACCTAAAGTGTGGATGGTATCGTTCACAAACCCTGCTGCAGAAGTAGAAGAATCACCCGTAGTTATAGCAACGTAATCTGCTATGATTTTATCAACTCGAAATATCCCTGCACCTACATTGTTTGGGTCAATCTTAATACGAGCTTGTAAAGCATAAGCGTAAGGTGAATCGGTACTGGCAATATAAATATCCGCTATGTATTTAAAGTTGTAAAACGTTCCTCCTGCTTGTTCCGTTGAGGTGACTACAAAAGTTATCGGTTCAAATGCCCCATGTACATATGCAGTGCTTGGTTCATATTCTATTGTCATACTCATTTCGCTTCTATATTTTTATTGAGTGTTAAACTTTCTTTAATTGTGTTGGCTATGTCTTGCCCTAACGCTAACCTTTAACGAAAGATTGAGCTTTCTTTTTAATGGCTAAACTTTTTTTAATCGCATTAGCTATGTCTTCGCCTAACGCTAATCCCAACCATTTCATCGCTTTCGGTTTTAGCCGTTTTAAGGTGTCCGAAATAAAGAAGGTAGGCTTTAACCCTCTATGCCATATTGCGTTCGAAATAAGGTACACTAAGGACTTACGAGGGGTAAATCTACCTTGTGCATCGCGTGTTCCTTGTATGCCCTTTTGGATAACCCACTTATCAATCCCACCTCGTAAGCCTCGTGTTTTATTTGCACCGAATTTAAAAGGCGATTCAGACTGCCGTGCGAAGATGTTTCTACTTGCCCCTTGTACTCCCTTATCTACAAACTCCCAGTAATCAACTTGGGGGGTTATGTTTACATAATATGCATGTTGATTTTCACCTACGGTTACAGGCATAGAATTATACAGCGCACCCGTGTTTACTTTGCCTTGCATACGTAAAGAGATACGTGCGTTCTTGCGCCATATCTTCCCTATCTTCTCCAACGTCTTAATCGTTTCGGTCATAGGGTACGTCTTCTTTCCAATTACTATCGTAGGTTTAGACATAAGGTGCTATACATAAATCGTTTGAGTTAGATACCTCAATAGAAAATGAACCACTCCACCCCGTTAACTCGTTATCGAATCGTGCCGTGAAAGGTGTACACGTTGCAGGTAGTTCAAACTTGTAGTCGTTATCTACCGTTGTGTTGCTATTCGCTAATGACTGAATAAACATATCGAGTACATCGTGAAGCAGTTGCAAGGTATCGGAATACACTTGCGTTCTATTCTTTAGGTCGGGCAGAATCATATCCGCTACCAACAATTCAAGGTCATATGTTAGCACCCCATTATCTATCGTTACCCCCATTATCTCACAATACAAAAGCGGATAATCAGGTTGTCCAAGTTTCGCGATGTCGACCTGGTCTAAAGGTCCTGCATGAAACGATTGAAGAATTAAGTGCTTTTCTTCTATGTCTTCTAAAAGTTCTACTATCTGCTTGTATGATTTCATCGGTACTGGTTTACGTCAGGTGCTTTATCCTTTCGGCTATTGTCTTGTTCATAAGATAAAAACGTAAAAGCCAATTCTATTTCAATTTCAGTCGCCGCCTCTATATGCAAAGGATTTCCCCCTGCAAGAAAATGAATCGTGGCATACCATCCCCACTTCTCAGCTATGAGATTTTCCCCTCCCCCTCCACTAAAGAGTTGGCTAAATCTTTTGTTAATATCACGCCTATAGACAAAAAAAAATTGATAGCACCCATTACTATGTCCATCTTCAAGTTATCCCAATACGTGGGATCACCGTCACCTTTGTAGTCTTCTATCGTGTAGAAATCCCCCGATTCAGTTTTGATAGGTCGGTAAAGAATGCTGATAATATAACCTAAGTTATCGAACAAACCTTGTGAGCAATACGTTTCTAAATCTGCAAACTCGCCTACCGTGAGCTTAGATAGGTTCGGATGGAATCCATACCGCTTCCCTTTGTAATCTAATTTCGATACTAACTTTTCGTCTTGCCCGTCAGCGTCATTTATGCGGCTTATGATACTGCTTATCTTTTCCATTTCAGGAATCGTCAGTTGGTTGGTTTCTTCTTTGGATAGGTTGCACATTATACAAATCGCCTCCACTATCCACTCGGTAGATTTCTCATCCAGGTTTAAATCAGCTAATAGTTTGTATTGCTTAACGGTTATGTCAGCAAGGGAATCGGGAACGGTTATTTTCATTTTGCGGTTTTTAAGGTGGTATTTACGGGGTTTGCGGGGTTGCTTGGTTTTACTGGGGTTACGGGTATTTTACGGGAATCGTACGGGTTTACGGGAAACGTGCGTGTTCACTTTTGGTTATGCTATTAAGTGAGTTCTTTCACGAAATGTAATATTTGCCTGAGTAAGAAGTTCCGATGCGGTTGATACATACGTACCTGACTGCATCGATAATATGGTTCGTGTGGTCTATAGGTTTATTTAGTTGTACCCCGTTACGGTCTACCTCCCATCGGTAATTGCGGAACTCCTTTTGTGCGTTTAAGGAATCCTTCAAGACGAATAGCTTGTGGCGTTTCATTATGTCAATACCTAACCGAATTGAATCAGGACCTTTCTTAGACGGCTTAACGTTATGGCCTAAACGGTGTAGTTCTTCGATAGATTTAGGTTCAGCACTATCGCAAATGATTGGCGTTCTATCTAAGTATAATTTATCTAACTCCAAACTAATATCTCGGTTCGTTAATCCCGTCTTGTATAGGTGTTCTTGAATGTATAGGGAATAGTCCTCACGCCATACCGAAACGATTGCCGTTGGGTCGTTAGTAAACCCCCAGTCACATCCATACGCTACGAGCTTAGCACGTTCAGGGATAGCATCAGCGACTTGCCATTGTGGGAATATAGCCGACACATTAACCCCCCTTTCCCCAAGTCCGTAGATACGCCAAAAGTTTTCGTCCGTTTCTTTGAAGCGTTCTATCTCGTCTATAACGGATTGTTCTAAAAAGGGGTTATCTAAGTATGTGGTTTGAAAGAAGTCCACGTCTTCGCGTTCTAAGATATGGTCATAGATCCAATGATGCTCGTCCGAAGGGTTGTAATCTATAAATATCCTACCCGTTGTTCTAAGTAGCAACTGCCTCCAATCCTCCAACGTTATTTCGTTAGCCTCGTTGACGTATAGAATATCTCTTTTACGTCCTCTTAGTTTTTGGGGTTGGTCGGTGCTGATAAACTCGATTAGGTTTCCAAATAGGTTATAGGTCGCGTTGCTTTTGTTGTGGTGTTCTTCGTAGTAGTTACCCCCTTCGGTAAGTATCTGCATAAAGTCACGCATAACTGATGAGCGTAAAGCAGGAAAAGTTTTGCGTACTATCGTTATGACAATACCTGCATTTCTATTCCTAAAACAAAGCTGTATTAAAACCTGGCAAAGTGAGAAGGTCTTTCCGCTACGCGAACCCCCTTGATGGACTTGTATTTTAGCCTTTGACTTCTTAGCTTGGTAATATGTAGTCGGTTGCTTCAATCCGTTTTAACTCGTATAAAAGCTATTTTTTTACGGTCTTCTTCCGTAGCAGGTGGAACGTTCCAATATGAACTATGTCTATCAGGGTTTAACCTATAAAACCAATAAGCAAACCATTTGTATGGTTCTTTGTCTTGGTCAGGTTCGGTGTCGTATTCATTCATCATCAAACCACTTAAAAGGTTTTGGTTCGTTTATCTCTATTTGTTGTTTCTCTACATACCCCCTATTCTTGCCCTTCGTTTTTAAGTAGAAGATTGTGCTGCTTGGTATCTTGTCTTTTATTTGTTGATGTAGTGAACTCTCTGCAAAGTCTATCGCGCTTTCTTGTATGTCGTTTACCGCCTCTTTATATTCGGCATCTTCTTCCAACCATCGGTAGTGAGTTCGTCTATCTATATTGCACACCTTCGCTGCGGTAGTTACTACGCCAAGGGATCGCTCAAGTGCATCTAAAAAATCTTTTTTATTATGTGACATTTGTGATTATTTAAACTGCTTTCTTAGTGCCTCTAATACTATCGCGCCAATGTAAATATCTGATTTCTTTAACGATTCTAAAAGCTCTTTAGCAACATCATAATCTTCCATAATAAAGTCGATATTAATTCCCCTTAAAAAAGTGGGGGGTGCTTCTTCTTTTAATTCTTCTACTTCAGGTTCCCATACATCTAAACCCCAATCCGTAAGGGGTAAGTTATCCCATTCGTTTGCTAAGGCATCGTAATCCCACGTTCCGTAGTGCGTGTTGTCTTTAATCATAAACTCATCGCGCTTCGCTTGTGACCATTCCGAAACGTCTAAAACGTGAAGCTCACGGTATCCTAAATCTTTGTATGCCAGTAAACGCATATTACCTGCAAGGGCATATCCATCCGCTACCACCAAAGGTTTAACCGATTGCATTTCGGGAAAGTCCGTTATGCTTTGCTTTAGACTTTCAAAGGCTTCCTTCGTTATAGAACGTGGGTTGCTTGGATCTAATTTTATGGTTTCAATCTGAACCTTTTGCGTCTTCATCTTCTTGGTTTTTAATGGCACGTAAAACTTCTTCCAGGTAGTTAGCGAAGTCTTTATTTGCTACAGCTAAATCCCCTATGATATTTAAAGACGAATTGTTTTGATAGTCCACAAATATCTTATCTTTTACTACCGTAAAAATTAGGTAGTCTTGCGCATTGGTTAGATGCTTCTTTGCTTCGCGCATATCTTTTCTATTACTCATACCCTTGTAAATTCTTGCCACGTATGACGAAAGTCTGCATCGTATTCCAGTAGCGTTTTGCACTTTTGTTTTTGATACACCACCGTAGAATAATGACGGTTCATTTGTTCCCCTGCTGCTTCCGTAGTCCACCCGTGAGCTATTAAGTATTTTGTAACACACTTTCGCGCATCGGATAACCTTCTTTTACGGTCTTTAGATTTTATTTCTTCCCACGTACATCCGATTTTCTCAACCGATTCTTGACAATAGATTAAAGCTTTAACCTTTGGGGATTTGATTTTTATGGCAGGGGTTTCCTTTTCCAACATCCATTCATATACATTATTCATCGCAACTTGATTCATAGATTTTTAAAAGTTCAATATACATATTTTTATTGCATGAAGTACAAGTGGTTCTTTTTTTCTTCTTACTCAATAATTCTTCATATAATTTGTAGAACTCATCCCCGATATGCTTGGTTAAGTTTTGACCACTTTTGTAGCGTGTCATTATTTCTTCTTCAAAAAATTTCCTTTGAGCCGAATCCATCATTTTTACGGGTCGGCGGAACATCAAATTTAACCGTTCACGCCTTTCATCACAACCGCAGTCATCTCCAAAGAAGGTTTTTACAATCTTCTCTATTCCTGTTGCCTTTGTTACGGCTGCAACTTTATCGCCTAAACCTTGAGCTTTCGATTTCATCTTGTATGTAGTTTCTTGTGTCACGGATCGCACGGTATAAAGTGTTGCGACTTATTCCAGTTAGTTCACTCATAGAATCTAAAGTTAATTCATCACCGTAATAAATCGCAAAGCAATTCTTCTCGAACCACTCCACATCGTTTAACTTCTCGTCTATAAATTGTAACACTTCTTCGTTGTGGTTTTTACTATATGTTAAATCTAAATTCTTTAAGTGCGTTAGGTGTTCCGTAAGTGAAGATGTTTGTTTGCGTATTGCGGTAGTTTCTTTTCGGTACTTCTTAAAGTATCGGCTTGAAGAACTGCGGTACTGGTTTATGGTTGCACGAACTATGTAAAATTTTATCTTTTTATTCTTTACTAAACTATTCATCTTCTCACGGTTGCCCGTTAATAAGATTACCATAATCTCATGCGCTAAATCTTCGTAGTCGGGCTTCCTTCCTTTCGTGATTACTTTAGCTATCTCAAGGATAGAATCATAGTTATCGCGTATGTACCTTTGAATCATATAGGTAAGAACGTATTTGCGGAATCTATTTCAAAGATTTCACTAACTCAGTATAGTGTTTAATTTTTACTAACAACTCATCGTTCGTAAATCGTGCGGATTGGTTGCTTTCAAACTCTAACCATTCGGCAGTTCCATCACCATATAAGGTATCTAAGTTTCGGGCAAATCGATACTGCTCACCCCCTCTAAATCCGTTGCACCGTTTACACTGGGGCTTTACATTTAAGGGTTCCCATCGGGTTGCGTACTTTCCACGCGATTGAAAATGCCCTGCGTCTATTTCGTACTTCCAATTCTTAGTCACTCCACACGTAAAACAATCGACCATCCCTGCGTGGTCTGCGTCTTTAGACCTAACCCATATACTGAATATCTTATCGAGCTTCTTTACTAAGGTGCTTCGCTTCATAGAAACATACCTAAAAGACAAAAGACAATAGACATAATCGGGTACACTCGTATTTGTGAGTTCACGAAATACTCTACCCCTATGTCAAAAAAAGAAATTACTATAACGGAAATAAAAAACGTTGCAGCCATTCCGCTATTTACGACAATAAAATTAATCTACCAAATACTAAAACATTGTCAGTTGTGCTTGATGGATTTTCAATCGCTTACAGGCTGCGTCATAATACTCATTATCTAATTCACAACCCACCAAGTCAAAGCCTAAGTTATGACAGGCAATAGCTATTGAGCCACTACCCAAATGAGTGTCAAGTACTTTATCACCCTCTTTTGCGTAGTTCATTAATAACCACTCATAGAGCTTAACGGGTTTTTGTGTTGGGTGTATTCTTTTCTCCATTCCGTTTTTAATATCTTCTTCGTTTTTAATATTCATTCTACCATTTTGAACATTCCCCCTCCATTCACTTTTAAATAATTTAATAGTATTTGTAAAAGATTGACTTGCTAAGTCGCAATCACTAAAATTTTGCATCCCGTGATTTGGTATCTTCTTGTCAAAAACGATTCTTCCTTTAGATTCAATATTATTATTGTAGTAGTTGCACCCCCAAATTATTTGATTCTTACTAACCCTCAACAATTCTTTAAAGTATTCAGGAGAAGGGATTTCATCATTCCATTTTTTTTCTTTGTGAGTTTTCTTTGTGGAAAAATTAACCTTACCTAAACCGTATGGAGGATCTACAATAGCAAGTTCAAAGTAGTTGTCAGGATAGCGTTTCATTAACTCCATGTTGTCTTCATTCGTTAAGTTTATCATTCGGGGGTGTTTGGGTGTGGTATAAACTCCCAACGTCCTTTTGCATCGGTGTCGGGTTCAGGTAAAGCCAGGTCTTTAGATAACCGCTTTAAAAGTTCGGGATCTATACTCGGTAATGGTGGTACGTCCTTATCCCTTCGCATTTGTTTCTCTCGCATTTCAGCACGTTCACCTTCGTATTGTTGGAATATCTCAATAAGTTCGGGTAGCTTTAAACGTTCGTACATCTTACCGTATTTACCCGCTTTTAAATTTATGCAGATAATCTTCCATTCTTCTATCTTCATTACTGGAAACTCTTTAATGAGATAGTCGATAGCTTCGATGTAATCCCCTTCATGTCGGAAGGACTTGTTAAAATCTAAGTAATCTACCGCATCCTTTAAAATAGCCATAAGGGAAACGTGAACCATCTTAGGTTCGTACTTAAACGCCTCCCTTACATTGCTTCCATATTCCCACGCCTGAGCAGGGGTTAATTCAAAGCGTGTCGAGATGCGCGAGATACTTGTCTTTATCAAATCCTTTTTTTCCTTTAGCTTTTTTATCTGCATAAAGTCCTGACCACCCTTGTGCGATGGCATTGTGGATGATTTCGATTGCTTGTTGTTCATTTTGGTTAGATATTTTTTGTAAATTTAATAAGGCTGCTTGTTCAGATATTGAAGATTTGTACATAAAACCTTTTTCTACCTTTTTGTATTGCTTCCACATCTGCCAGGCTTCCGCAAATTTACCCCCTTCAAATGGCAAAATTACCTTTATGGGTGTATTCTGAGTAGTACTTTGGTTGTGTTTTGGTATAGGTTCGACAATTTCGGTATATGCATTTACCGTTTTTGTCAAATGGATGTTACCCGTTTCGGTAATTGCATTTACCAAAGTAAACCACTTAGTGCGGTCATATCTTTTGCCGTTAAAATTACCCGATAATATTGCACCTTCTTCTTCCAACTTATTTAAAACCCTACCAACTTTTCGAGCTGACCAAAAGGGAAACAACTGAGCAAAGGCTTTTGTGCTGTTATAAGTCCAGTACTTGTCTTCGTGGTAGTTGTTTTCGTTGGCTTCGTTCTTAGCTACCCAATAGCGGATATGGTGAAGCATTACTGCCCCATCCACTCCGTATTGTTCTGCATCTTCTTTAGAGAAGCAAAAGTACTCAATCACGACACATTTCTTTTTCGTGAAACATAACTTCCCAAACCACTTCGCGTTCGGTAGTATCTGCTGAGGACACTATTTCGGGGAGGTATTTAAGCATCCCACGTGGGTTTGTTTTCATCCAATTTGTTATGGTCTGATTTGTAATGCCTAACTTTTTAGACATCCTTAATTGAGAACCATAATGTTTCTTTATAAACTGCCTCATTAGAATGTTGAATTTGTATTACTTTCTTCTAAAGTTTTTTCAAAAGAAATATTATCTAAATCTAAAGCATATTTCTTTAACTGCTTCGCTAAAGCAATAGCTTCTTTTATACTGGCTTCGTGTGGGTGTGACTTATTCATCTCCCATTCTAACGCCCTACCTATAGACCACTCGTTTAAGATGATGTCTTGTCTATCTTGAAATTTTGCTACGCTTGTAGGTTTAGAAGAAAAAGCAAGATTTTCAGGGCGTTTAACTTGCCCCCAACTAAACCCATCGCGCGACCCCCTTATAATAACATCCACTTCATCCCCTACACTAAAGGGGGGTGCGGTTGTTTTGTGGTTTGCACGTATAGAAGTTTCATCATCGAAACTATAATCAAAAGAATAAAGGATGCCGTGCTTTCCTTCATACGTTCCTGCGCCTTGTATAGAAGCGACTTTTTTTGTTTGGTTTTCCATAGTATAATATTTTGGAATTAATAGTGCCACAAAGATAATAAAAATAAACTTTAAAAAAAAATATAAATTAATTTGTTTTATTAGAAACTTTGTTTTATATTTGGTCTATCATTAAACAACAAACAAATAACAAAAT